CCGTAGCTCCCTGACTTGTACAATGTAATTATTTCATCAGGTTTCATGTTTTTCTCCCGAAAGATGCGCCCCGAAGGGCGCGATTGATTTAGACTGCGATTTTTGCGAAACCTTCTGGATCGACCATATGATAATCAGTTCCGTCGAAAATTATGTCGCCGATTGACATAGAGTGCTGAGTAGCGAAGCGAGTGATTTTTTCTTCGATGCCGCAGTTGTGTATATGAAAAGCATCATCAAGATCAGTTGTATCTATCTCGGCGACTTTTGACCAGAACTCAAAAGTCTTAGAATCAAACTTCTTAGACCCATCAAATGAAGTATCCATTGCTGCGCGAATTGCTGGGTACTTAGCAGTAACGCCATCCCATCCAAGACTATTGATTTCGTCGTGATGTTCGCGCATTGAGCTGTTTTGAAGAAGTGTAATCATTTTGTCGTGCTCCCGTTGGTTTGTTTGTTATGCCTTTATATAATGAGCAACTTTGTACGTGTAGAGATTCTCATAGCCAGCCTCATAGGCATAATCTTTCACGACTTCCAATATCCCTATCATGCCAAAGCATTTTATATATTTATTGTCGCTATCCTCGTATATTCTATAGCCTTTAATCTTTTTGCCTTCTGCGTCTCTAATTGTGATTAAGTTCATTTTTCGCTCCCGATGGTGTGTTTTGCTTTCTGTTGGGAGTATATTGCCCATCTAAACACCCAAATGCAACACTTTTGTTCACTTTTATCACACTTTTGTTAAGTATTTTTAAAACTTGTTATATTTCCGCGACTTAGCGGCGGCGATTTGCTGCGATTTTATCCAGTTTGCGACCTCTGGGGCGATTTCTGCCGTTAAATTTACCGATAAACCTTTCGGCCAGACGCCAAACTTAGCCCTGTATTTGTGCGACGCCCAGCCGTCTTTCCAGCCCTTTTGGCGGCTATATCGGAGCAGATTCGAGTACCACATTGCTTTCTCATACTTCCCCGCTTTCTTGGGCTTGTCGTCGATCCTGACCAGCATGGTGCTGTCTGATTCGAGTCGCTCGGTGATTGTCAGCTCGTAGCCGCAGGAACATCGAAGGCCCATCATGATCTTCTGGCATCGCGGGCACTCCCTCGTTGTAGCGTCTTTTTTATCTTTCTTTTCGAGCTGGTTCTTTTCTGCAAACTTTCGATCTCCATCGTCCAGCTCTGAGACTTCCATCGTGTGAGCGTAGCCGAAGCGTCCGACGTTCCCGGCGTGATCGAGATAGATGGCGTAGGGCTTTGATTCGTGCAGTCTTTGGATTCTCCCGGCGCGTTGCTGATAAGCGATGGCCGACTTACTTGGGCTGCAATCTATGAGACAACGGGTTCTGGGGCTATCGTATCCAACTCCGAGCAGCTTGGAGCAGCTTAGAATCTTAAACTCTCCGGCTTCGTGCCCCTGGTAGAGTTCGGCTCTGGTCTTTTCGTCGGTATAGCCATCGATGTGCTGCGCTGATACCCCAGCATCTCGGAACATCTCGACCAGATACTTCGAATGCTTGATCGATGGCGAGAATGCGATCGTCTGCGAACCCTCTCCGTGTTCGAGCCAGTTGCGAATAATATCGCCAGTGAGATGCTGGTCTTCTTCTGTCGCTCTTGCGAGATCGTCTGGATGGTAGTCGCTGCCGCCAGTCGAGAGAGCTTTCGCTTTGAGTCCCTTCGTGTCGATCTTCGCGCCGCCGTAGTAATGAACCGGAGCGAGATAACCCTGCTTTAGTAGATCAGCAGCGGTACACGGAATAACCAGATCGTCCCAGTATTTTCCAAGCCCTTTTGAGTATGGGGTCGCCGAGAGTCCCACAAATTTGACGTTCGTATAACGATCCATCAGCGCGGTAACTGTCTTCCAGGGCGTATGTGCTTCGTCAACGATGGCGAAATCAAATTCCGGCGGGTTTCTACGCCTGGCTATAGTCTGGATTGATGCTATCTGGATTTGCTTGCTTGGATCAGTCTTCCAGTGATCGGCCTGAATCACTCCGAAGTCTAGCCCCATCGCCTCGAAAGCATCCATCGTCTGCTCGACTAGCTTCACACGGTCTGCCATGAACATAACCCGACGCCCGGACGCTGCCGCGCACTTCATCATGTAAGCTGCCGTTATGGTCTTACCAAATGAGCAGCAAGCGGCAAGCATTACCCGGCGTTTGCCCTGCTTGAATGAGTCGCGGATCATTTCGATCGCTGTATTTTGATGCTCTCTTAATTCCATAGTCTTCGCCTCCCGAGCGAACATTTTTGTAGTGTCTGTAAACGACGCGCACGCCCCGTCTTTTTCTCCCATAGAGACAGCAGCTATATCCTACTGCTAGTCCCTACGTTCGCCGAAGCGACGGCCAACTGGCCGGATACTCAATATCCCGATCCACAATGGTGAATCGACTCCCCGCTCAATTTCTTGAGCTGCGGCATTTGGATAAAATATCTCACACTCTGCCGAGTTAAACTCTATGGGCGCGAGCCGTCAGACGGGTAGGACGGGCATCGCATTAATGAGTGTTCGATCGTCGCTTTTCAGCCGCTGGTTAAAGCCCCAGCTCGGCATATTCAGAGTTTCCGGTCTGAATTCATCGCACCGATTGGCAAATTTCGCCAATTTGTAGTCAGATTCGCTATATATTGTGGTATTTCTTGACGCGATACACTATCAGTTGCGATAATTCCTGCATCGGAACCCGATGGGCTAACCTTGAGTAGTGCATCGGCAGAGTCCTATAGCTCGCCCGACTGGTCACAGTATATACTGCGTTCCAAAAAAGAGCCAGAGACCTCCCGCTCTGGCTTTTTTTATTTCTTTTCGCTGAGACGCTTTAGCATCATTTCTCGATTTTCTTTCCTAATTCTGACTCGCTCATTCCGAGTTTCGAACGCCACTTCTCGCAAATTGAGCCATTCTGTCGATTTTCCTGCTGGTATTTTTGTAATCTTGCCGCCCTTGGCGAGATATTCCGCGACGTGCTTACTAATAATCTGCCGAAGTTCGTCTTTTTCTTTAGTTCTATCGATCAATCTCTCATCTCCGAGCATCATCTACCTCATTGACTTGGCGCTCGCGAAGAATGGCTTTCTCAAATTCTTTGCAGTCTTTGCAATACCATCCGACACGGTAACGATGATACTCGCCATCTGTTGAGCGGTAATCGAATCCGACAATTTGCCCCATTACAGCACCGCACCGACAGGGCTTTTCTTTTAGATTATCGGAATTTTCGCTCATACAATTTGGCTCTTTTTGTGAATACTTTTTTCAGCCGATCAAGATACTCGGAATCAAATCTTCTTGGCGAGTTGTCATTCTCCAGCCTTTCGACCCGATCTAGCCCGATACGCTCGATCAGCCCTGCCCGGTATCCTACCGCATTCCCGCTCAGATACCGATTGCAATATGCGAGCTGGCTGTGGCAATTAAAAACATTAAATTTCAGCCCAGGAGCCGATCCCCGGCTTCGATAATGCCCAGCATCGACCGCCCCTCCGTGCTTTATATCGCCCTGAGAGCGCCCACAGCAGATGCACGGCTTATCCCTATCCCTAGCCCTAATATAGCGATTAAAGGCTGCCTGGGCCTCTTTTACGCGGTCTGATCGAGTCTTGAGCCGTTCTTTTGTCTCTTTGAATTCTTTCTTCTCTGCTTTCTTGGCGATCTTCTTTGCTGCGTCGCTGCGAGAGAACTCGATTAAATGTTCCATCGAGCAAAATGCTTTAAGACTACCGATCACCGCTGATCCGGCTTCGACCTTCTTGCGGCATAAAGAGCAACGTCTAGTTCGCATCTCACCGCTGATCCGGCTTCGACCTTCTTGCGGCATAAAGAGCAACATGCTTTAAGACTACCGATGCTTTGCTGAGAACGATTTCGAGCCGATCCATATCCTGTAAATCTTTCGTCACTATCACTTGCGCGTCTGTCTTTTCGATATGCTTTCCGATACCTGGGTCGCCCTTCTTGACCGGATAACCCGCCGACTCCCAGAAATCCGATTTTTCAGCAAATCCAAGCAGATAAACAGCGCCCTCCGATAGATAGGCCCAGACGTACAAATCGCACCGCTGATTGCGCTGAGAATTCGGCACTCTTAAAGTATAGTAATCTTTCGGCTCTCCGATGCTCTTGCTGGTCTTTACGTCGATTCTATAGCCGCTAGCAATAAAGTCGTAATCCAAAGAATCATCTGCACAATAATCGAAATCAATACCGGCATCCATAAGCCACCTGCCGAACGCCATTTCGCCCATCGTCCCGGTTATCTGCCCGGAACCA